CTGAATACAAACTCCACCGATACGGAAACAATGCTTTTTGACTGTTAAGCCAATTCATCATCTCCATATCAGTAAGTCCGGCAGGCATACGTCCAGGATCTACATATGGTTCGTTACGTTGTTTGCCCACGAACGTAGCATAAAATCCCGAGATGGCTGGAAGGAACACAGCATAGTCGTTCTGCTTGGCTGTGAGATTGTCTTGATTGATCACTTGGTTTGTGCAGGTAAAATGTAATTGTAAACAGCCATACCGGAGTCCACAGTGATCTGCATACAGCCATCATCACTGATCTTCATGGTCTTGTCACCTACCAAGCACAGTATACTGATCACTTGCGAAATAGGCCATGACCAGGTGCGTTTGAGACTGCCAGTTACATCATGTTGAAACACAAAGTTACCGCTGTGTGTAGAATGATCTCCAAAGAAAAACTTTAGATGCTTGTCTTCAACTTTGACTTGAAAGTTAGTTTCTTCTGAGTTGGCCTGCCACTGCATTTTCAAACGCTGAATAGCTGCCACTGTGGGTTCAAATGTGATATGCCAGTTTACACCTTTGAATTTCAAAGTCTTGAGTTTGTCATTCACAACTTCACTGGCCATGAACCTGTAGTTGTTGCGAAAGTCTCCTGCTTTGTTTTCGAAGTTGATGCCATCTGGTTCGCCAGTGCTTCTACGTGTGATAGTCAACTTGGCATCTTCACGATATTCTTGCAAGTTAATCAAAGTCTTGAGTTTGCCAAGATTAGGCATACCAAACGTGCCGATAAAATCAGCAACAGGGTTGGCAAACTGTGCTTCCACAATAACTGAATTGTCAGCGGCCAGTCCGTTTACTGCTGTGGCTGCATCTGTGCCGGTGACTTTGATCAAGTCGATACAGCCAAGATCAAATGTGTGTTGCACTAGGTCTAAGAGATTGTCTTTCATTTTTGGGTCCTTTTAAATAATTTTCTCAATTGGTCTTCTGAAAAGTTTTGCTGTTCCAGAAATGCTTCTATAGTTCTTCGAACTTTTTTGATATTGTACATGCGTTTGGTAGTGGCATTTGAAATATCCACACCCAACATTTCAGCCAGTTTAATCAATTGGTCTAAGTCTAAACTATTATAGAGTTGTTTGATAGGAATGTCAACTACTTCTGGTGGAATTTCTTTTATCGTCACTGGGTCAGGTAGTACTGGCACAGATTTTCTATAAATCCCAGCCAAACATTGTCCACCTCGAATGCTAGTCAACTGCCCAGGCTTTTTTAATTCTACCCAGGTGCTTGCACTATTAATAATCTCTTTACGAACAATTTCATATCCTACTTCAACTGCATGTTCATATATTAATCTTGCTGGTGTGTAGCAGCAAAAATGATTTTCAGTCAATTCTACTCCACCTTGCCGATCACAATCATTGAAGTTGAAAAAGAACGTACCACCACCACGCAGTAATCTAAATACTTCCAACAGATATTTTTTTATAACTTCCAAGGGGCGGAAATTAAAATAGTCAAAGCTGTAAACAAATCCAAACTGCTGTTGCGGTAATGCTTCAAATATAGGTTGGTTATTGAATTCATCAATCACATAACATCGTAATCTACGTTGATATTCGGGAGGAAATTGACTAGTAACAGGAGCCATCAGGTCTTTATGAGTATCTATAAAATACATGGGATCCAGTGCTACTAAATCCTCCACCCAGGGACTGTGCGAAGGCCTTATTACTAATCCAGGATATTTCCAATCAGTGTAGGTTTGCAATCTACCACGCAACTGCAATTTCTTAGCAGGATCTATAGGTCGAATTCTTTGCAGAATGTATTCAACAGTTTCATGTTGCATAGACTGATACAGTTTGGTACTGTGGTCAAAATATACAGATTCATTATGTTTGATTAGGTCCTGAACATGTTGGCGTATGTTATGCAAAGTTTGATCATACTGCTGTAAGTACAGTTTGACTTGATCCTGAGTTGCGAGTAATCGATCTGTCAACTGTGGAAATTGTATCTGACTGTTTTGTATTACATAACTGATACCAGCCAATTCTGCGTTGACACTCACAGCTGATTCTACACCAAGTGTATCTAAATGATTTAGGTATCCAACTAAGTCACTAAGTATCATTCAAATGAAAATAAGCTAGTAAATGTATTTGCTGTGTTGGTACTTGATTGCAAGTTCCACGACAACACACCCAAAAGATTGTCAATTTTTTGATCCACCACAGTGGCTTCCATGTTGGCATCGTCAAACGGCAGTTCTTTAAACCATGTTGGCAAATGATGTTCGTCTGTGGGATATCCAATACTGGTCCACCCTAGCGCATTGCTTTTGAGCTTGCACACAATGGTCTTCATACCATCCACAATTTGCATCGAGTAATTGTCCGAGTTCATGCGTCGCAATGTATTCCAGTTCAATGCAGCTCGCACATGCCCAGGCATGTTGGACTTGCCGTTCTTCTCTTCTAAATTGCCATATTTGGTCAAGTTATTCACACGCTTGGGTGAGCCTTTTTCCCAACCTGGGCGTTCAATAAATTTGTATTTGAATTCTCTAATACATTCTACAATTTCTTCTCTCTGTGTTCCTGTTAGGACCTTATTTAGAAGATCGCTAAGGAACTCTTGAATAACCACTGGAGTATCACTGCGCTTCAAATCCAGGCCCATGGCCTTTACCTTGCCTGGTTTGCCATTCACATCCACACGTTTGTTTTCTTTGTCAATGTACAGCACAGCATACCGCTTCTTGGTAATAAACAAGCCAGTACGTGCCACAATTTCTCGACCACCACGAATCACAGATCCCATATCTCGTGGACAATGAAATGCCTGTTCCATGAATCCAGGAAACGAATCATTTACTTGATCAGCTATGGAGTTATACAATGCAATACAAGTTTCGGCAGACCACTCCATTCTGCCATCTTCGACTTCAGCTTGAACCATGGGCCATGCTGAGAAGTAACAAGAGTCAGTGTCACCATAGATAATGCTTTTGCCACTGTGATCATATTCGCCAGTGATGCATTCATTCACATATGCATCCATGTGTTTGGCAATACTGCGACCCACAAGGGTAGTTGATTGTCCAATACGTTTATCAAAAAATCTACAACCTGGATTCAAGATAGCACCATACAAGCTGTTTAGATTAATCTTCTTGACCAATTGACGTTTATCCCAGTATTCAAACTGCACATCGTCTTTGCCTTCAAACTCTCGTGCTTTCTTCTGCATGTCTTTACGTTCGGCATACCAGCGTTTGAGCAAGCCTGGAATCACACCTTCTTTTTCATAGGTGAATATAGTGCCATTGGCACTGAGAATCCACGGTTGATTAGAATCAAACAGCATTTTCCAAATCTCAGCAGCTGAGTGAACAGTTTCCTCACCATCTTGCCAGTCTATTGTGATCTCTGTACCACGTTGCTGTTCCATCACGGCTGTGTATTCCAAGCTGGCAAACAATCCTTCCCATGCAGCAGCAAAGCTATCTCCACCAGCTATTTTGTCTTGGATCAACCGATCAGTCATTGTGGGTCTGAGTTGACCAACAATGGTTTCTGGGCCCATGTTAAGGGCCCGAATAGCACTGGGATAGAGCGAGTTGATGTCGATGCTACCAATCCAGTCGTGGATTCCTTTTTTGGGATAAGCAACATAGGCACCTGCGGCTTGCGTGTCTTCATCTGTGAATCTTTCTTTACGGTTAGGAACTACCATACCACGTTCGTGAGCTTCAATAATAATAGCTTGCTCAGTCACGGCCACTGCACCCATTGTGGTTTGCAACAGCACGGTATTTTCATGTGCTAGTGTATTGGCCAAGCTGAGAAATTTAAGTTTCTTATCCAGCTTGCCAATTAGCATTGTGTCTTGACGGTTGTAATCAATAAAGATTTTGAAGTTCTGGTTGTATAGTTGATCCAGTGTGCCTTCGAATGCAGTCTTGCGACCAATTTCTTCGTATTCGCCAATGGCGTCTAACGCATAGCTATGACGTTCTTCATAAGTGTATTTGCGGTACAATTGCATATAGTCCATATGCACTCGTCCTACCAAATCATAAGTTTGATTCTCTGCACCAAAGCGTTCAAACACACGTGGTTTGGGAAACTGGTTCCACAAACACATGCGTCTGGTATCATCTTTGCTGAGCACTCTGGTGATTCGATTCACTGTGTACGGAATGTCATAGCCTTCTGAATTCCATCCAGTGAGAATGTCTGCATCTTCAATCAAGTCTAGGAATGTGTTCAGCATGTCTGCTTCTTTTTCAAACATAAAGCAGTTGTCAAATTCAGCAGCAATTTCTCTAGCTGTGTCCATGCTCATGTGGCGTGGCGGCACTGCCAGCGTCACAATCTGATCCAGCCAATCCATGTATACAGATATGGCTGTGATTGGATTAAACGGATCAGTCACCGGTGAGAAACCACGATTTGGATCAAAGTCTACTTCGATGTCATAGAATGCTGTGTGCAGTTGAGGGCCGTCTTTGCCTTTGTAGTTGTCTTCTAAACAACGAAAGATAGGATTGATATCACTTTCGTAGAGTTTCTTACTGGAGTGCATACGCACTTCTTTTCGAAACTCTTTGTTGTTGCGTGAGGAAAATCTACTTACCGGTGTGTCGTATATGCTACGAAACTTGCCTTTAGGGTCGTCATAGTAAAGCACATAGTTGACCGGATACTCTTGGTATACCCGCTGACCATTTCGGCGTTCTACCACGTGAATTCGATCGTGTGCTCGGTCATATAACGCATCAACATATGACATGAAAATTTTCCTTTTTAAGTATCAGCTTATTACTCGCTGGGTTCGAGGCGTCAAAGTAACTCATTGATCTCCAATATTATTAATAACTTTATTGTACAATACTTGATCATCGTCGAGCATAAAAAATAGCCCAGTTGACATGTAGTGATGTTTTTCGCAAATTTTTCTAATACGATCTAATATATTTTTTTTATCTGGCGGGCTAATGTTCATATTTGGTATTTGATCTTCTGTTATTACAATTCCATGTTTACGCAAAAAAGAACATGTTATTGTGTTACTTTGAATAGTTGGATGATCCAATGGCAACCATTTTATTTTTTTAATATTATCACCAAACATTAGAGTCAGCGGATACGAATGATGATCAAAATATCCCGACGACAAGAATTTTTCAAATCTTGGATCGTTGATGACTGACGTCAACTGATTTTGATATAAAAATTGTGTTGTCCCACGTAGGTGTCTTTCATAAGGATTGGATATGTGAGCAAATACAGTATCGTTTGACCAGTCAATATCCTCTGATAAGAAGGTGGGCCAATTCAGTGTGTTGCCAAACAGCACTTCATAAGAAGTTGCGGCATTCTTATAAATTGGTATATAGACCAGGTGCTTAAAACGATATGCTCTCATTATTTTCCATTTGTGGCTGGTTAACCATGATTCATGTTCTTAAAGTGAACGACTCTCAATTGCCTTGTATCAGCAATTTTATCAGCCCTGCGCTGTCAATAATACTTAGTATCAAATAATTACCTAGGATGCCAAAGCTACCACGAGTGTATGAACACCAGGCCATGATCAAACAACCCGTGATAAATGCCATATACAAAGGGATAAATGGCAAGTTAGGCACAGTGATAGCATAGGTTAGACTACAACCCAGCGATATCACCCACCCTAGCATTTCCAAACAAAAACGCAGTGGGTGGGCATTGAAATCAGATTGAATGTAGTGGACTATATTGCTGCGCCACTCTTGAAATCTAGTGGTCAAAGTGTTTTGCCTACAGTTTCCAGAATAGTTTCCAGCAATTCGTGATCTTGTTTGGCTTTACCAAACTCGGCTTTGTGTGCTAGCTTGATAGCTTTTTTCAGCACACCGGGTTTGATTTCTAATTCTTCGGCAATGGCCTTGATGGTATCATTGAGTCCGCCAGTGAGTGTTTCAATCTCTTGTGTGACCTGCATACCTTCCGTGATGATCTGAATCAGTTTGATCTTTTGGTCGCCGTTGAATGTTTTTTGATTGTTCATAGAGTTCTCCAGTAAAAATACATTATAGCAACTGTGTTGACTATATGCAAGTAGTTTTGGTTAACTCAACGGCTGTTTAGCATCTGTGCCATCAGTGCTCGACGTTTCACACGACTTTCACTTACGGTCTTTGGTCCAGTGTCCGTTTTTTTAGGTTCAGGAGTAGACTTAGGAATTGAGCTAGGAGTTCTACGCAAACTGGCATCACTTTTAGCACGTTGTTTGTCCCAGGCCATGCTCAATCGTTGTGCAGCACTCATACGTGCCTCCGCTACACTTTCGTTCTTGCCTGATAGTCCTGCACGAGCTTCGGCTTTTGTCATTTTATATTGTGCTTGAAATTCAGCATCAGTTAGCTCTCGTAAATCCGTTATTAATTCTTTAACACGGCCTTCTGAAATACCTTTTTTCTTGGCTTCTTCTACATCATACTTGGGCATGGGTCTTTGACCAGCTCGACCTTTGACTCCACGCTTCTCTGTGCTTGGTGGTTTTGTTGGTGGAACGATATCACCTTGGTATCTAACCTTAGTTGGTTCTGGCTTCTTTAGTCTGTCGGCTCTGGGCATTACTACAATAGGAGCACCTTCCGCCACACCTTGCTCACCAACTAAATGTTTGGCGTCTTTGCCCCATTTCTTCCACATCCGTTTACCCCAGGTACTTTGATGGGGACTTGGTTTAACATCGTTGCCTAAACTTTTAGCAAAAGCATACATCATGGCAGCAACGCCTCGGCTCATATAATCGTCATCCACTTCGGTCCATTCACTTTCCAACCATTGATTACCTTTTTCATCAGATTTCACAACGAAGTGTGCCCAACCAATTACATTTTGACGATCATGTGCTGTTATAGATAATCCTATATCATTCAGATTACCATGTCCAAGAATTCTACCCCTAAATGGACGGGCTTTGAACTCAAAGTCATCCATGCGGACTTTCTCAGTTGGTTCGTTCGAAATGTGTTTGTCGAAAATATCTGGGTGTACTACTTCTTTTATAGCCTTCTTCATATATTTCTTACGCAATTCTGAGCCTTCCACCACACCTTGCTCTTTCATATACTTCTTACGTAATTTTAAGTCTGATGGCGTTGCTTTTCTGATTAAATTCAAATATTTGTTTACTGGAATTTCTTTTATCTCAATGGGTTTGATTCCTTCTACTCCAGGAATAGAATGAAACTCTCTGCTATTGCCACCTTGAACAAACTGTGGTTTTTCATCTGGACCATTGAATGGTAATTTATGTAGATACACATATTCACCTTTTCTAATCTTGCCACTGAACAAAACCATTTGTGGATCATTGGGGAACATACCTGTGTCTGACCCAGCAGTAGTTAGACCCATTGCTATAGCAACTTTAGGGTCGGAGGTAGCATAGATAGCATTTTGATTACTACCAGCCGCACCACCTGTATCTACCGATTGTCTTGGCTCTAGCATAGGAATCTTTTGTCTTGACCCATGCCA